CGGTTCTGACCCCCACCCACCGGGGGGAACCCCTTTTGGGCGTGTGTGGTGGCGCTGTACAATAACACTGTTCCATAACCACCCCCACCATTTTTGTCTAATGCTGTCAAATCAACCAATTAAAAAACACCCCACCCCCTCAATTAATTAACGCCTACCCCCACCTATATTATAAAAAATTCCAATTAACCTTGTCTAACAATGGACATAGCCAAATAAAAAAGAGGCCCCAGTCTTGCAACCGGGGCCAAACTCAACAAGGAGAATAGCACTGCAACCCGCTTGCGCAGACTGCGGTGGTAGTATAGACTGTGTACATCGAGGTTGCCAACCTACGCAAATATGCTTGAACACCTTATCGTGGATGACCCCACGCAATTCACCCCCGCCGTGCAACAGCACGACGCCAAGATGCTTTTGCCTTTGGCAAAGGCAGACCCAGCCAGCATTGTCGATGCACAAGCGGCCACCAGCGCATTTCTGGAGGGCTTCGACGATGTAGACCCCGACGCGGCAGTAGATGATGCCCAGCGCCAAGCAGCGCGAGAGGCGTTCACAGCCATGACGTCCGGCACCGATGTGCTCGACATACGCACGAAACTGACCCAGATCAAGGTACCGCAGGCGGTACAGCACTTGGTGGGCATGCTCAGCGCGTATGACTGGGAGTTCATGGAGCAGGCCAAGGAGCTGCGCGGCTATGCCGTCTCGCAGATTCTGGAGGAAACCAAGCACCCAGACGCAAAAATTCGTCTCAAGGCGCTTGACATGCTGGGCAAAGTCACCGAAGTGGCGCTGTTTACCGAGCGAATTGAGGTCAAGAAGACCGCGCTCTCTGACTCTGATCTGGACGCCAAGATCAAGGAAAAGCTCAACCGCTTCATGGGCGTGATTGACGCTGAGGACGTATCTGGAATGGATGAGCCCCTGCCTGATGACCTGCCGGATACCCCGCTGGACGCAGGTGAAGCCCCCGTAGACCCACCGGCCGACGCCGATGCGCGTTGAACAACTGACCTCCCTCTCCAAGCGGGAGCTCGAAGCCCTCCAGAAGGTGCTTCCGACCATGACCGTCAAAGAGAAGATGGACCTCTTTGAGATGCTCGAAGAGCGCGAAAAGCGCTTGTCCAACGTGCTTGGACGCTCGGACATGATTGAGTTTGCCAAGTACGTCTACCCCGGCTTCAAGGTGGGGGCTCATCACCGCAAACTGGCCAAAATCTTCACCGACGTGGTCGAGGGCAAGAAGAAGCGGGTGATCATCAACATCGCCCCTCGTATGGGTAAGTCCGAGTTCAGCTCCTACCTGTTCCCGGCCTACTTCATGGGGCGCTTCCCCGAGAAGAAGATCATCATGGGCACGCACACCGCGTCGCTCTCCGAGGACTTTGGCCGCCGGGTGAGGAACTTGATTGACACGGATGAGTACCGCCAGCTCTACCCCAGCACACTGGTAGCCTCCGACCAGAAGGCGTCGGGCAAATGGTCCACCCAGTCCGGGGGCCAGTACTATGCGGTGGGTGTGGGCGGTGCGCTGGCCGGCCGTGGTGCCGACCTCTTCGTGATTGACGATCCACACTCGGAGCAGGACGTCAAAATTAACTCGCGTCTAGCATTTGACACGGCGTGGAATTGGTTCCAAACAGGCCCCTTGCAGCGCTTAATGCCCGGTGGCGCGATCATCGTGATCATGACCCGCTGGAGTCTCTTGGACCTGACCGGGCGGCTGCTTGACTTCCAGACCCGCAACCCCGAAGCCGACCGTTGGGACATCGTGGAGCTGCCGGCCATCCTGCACGAGGGTGAGGAGAACGAGAAGTCGCTCTGGCCAGAGCAGTGGCCACTGGACCAGCTCCAGTCCAAGAAGGCCAACATGGACCCCCGGTTCTGGAACGCGCAGTACATGCAGCAGCCCACATCGGACACCTCTGCGCTGGTCTCGCGCAAGATGTGGCGTATATGGGAGCGTGACGACCCGCCGTCGTGCGAGTACATCATCCAGAGCTGGGACACGGCCTTTGAGACCAAGAACAACTCCGACTACAGCGCCTGCACCACGTGGGGTGTCTTCTACAACGAGGAGGCTGGGGGCAAGCCCAACCTGATCCTGCTCGACGCCTTTAAGGCCCGCATGACGTTCCCAGAGCTGAAGGAGTGCGCCTTGAAGCACTGGAAGGAATGGCAGCCAGATGCGTTCATCGTTGAAAAGAAGGCGGCGGGTGCACCGCTGATCCAAGAGCTGCGGGCTACGGGTATACCCGTACAAGAGTTCAGCCCCAGCCGGGGCAACGACAAGATGGTGCGTCTGAACGCGGTCGCTGACTTGTTTGCCTCCGGCACGGTGTGGGCACCCGACACCCGCTGGGCGCGGGAGGTGATCGAGGAGATCGCAGCCTTCCCCGTGGGCGAGCACGACGACTACGTGGACACCACCACACAGGCGCTCCTGCGCTATAGGCAGGGGGGCTTCATTGCGTTAGACTCCGACGAGCAAGAAGATTTGATGTACCGCATCCCACGGCGTGCGGCGTACTACTGAGGGGTCCAGATGGCAAAGCAAAACGACGACTACACACCGGACTTGGCCACGCTGCAGGCAATGCAGCAGGTCGGCGTGCGAGACACAAGGACCTCGCCGTCTAAGATCGACCGGATGCCCAGCACAGGCGCAGGTTTACCCGGCTTACGGGTGCGGGACTTGCCGTATTTGGAAGACACAAACACGCGTGGGTTTGTCATAGGAAGTAATCGTGCCAGCGAGAAGGACAACAACCGCCGACGCGAACAGACCGTGTTTAAGGCCCCCAGCGCCGGAGCGGACACAGCAGCGCATGAGATTGAGCACTTGCTCGCACGCCAGAACCTTGGGTTTGCACAGCTAACGCGGGACAAGTTTGAAGAACTTCTGGGCGACGGTTCGGACAAACCGACCACACAGATCGTACGCAAGCGCGGTGCTTTTTTGGATGGTCTGATTGAATCGGCACCGTATTTGAAAGAAAAGTACGGCATCGACAATGCGTACATGGACCCTGAGTTCATACGCGAACAAGGGCGTGTTGGCCTCTACGAAATACTTGCTACACTGGCTGGCACGGAAGCTGCACAGAACGTGGACCTGACAAAAGACCCCGTTCTTCGTAAAACCTTGTTCAAAGACAAGGACGTGCGCGAGACTTACAACGCCGTCACCGGGCTGCGCCAAACGCGCCTTGACCCCCGTGATATAGACCCGTACACCCGCCAGCCCGAAAAAGAAGACGGCATGCTGGGTGGTTTGAAAAAACTGATTGGTTACGCTAACGGCGGTCGTGTGGACAACGCCGGTGGTAGCAAACTGATTTAAGGAACCGAAATGGCGACCAACATTGACAAAGCCCTATACCAAGCCCCCATGGGCATTGATGAAGCTGCAGAAGAGGAGTCCCCGATCGAGATTGAGATCGTGGACCCCGAGGAAGTCAACATCGGCATCGACGGGTTGGAGATCAGCTTGAAGCCCGGTGAGCCTTCGGCTGATGACTTCGAGTCCAACATCGCCGAGTTCATGGAAGAGCAGGACCTGCATGCGCTGGCCGAGACCTTGAGCGATGACGTCAAGAACGACAAGGACAGCCGCAAGGATTGGGAAGAGACGTACAAGGAAGGCTTGAAGCTGCTGGGCCTGAAGTACGAGGAGCGCACGGAGCCGTGGAACGGTGCCTGTGGCGTCTTCCACCCCATGATCACTGAAGCCGTTGTGCGGTTCCAGTCCGAGACCATCATGGAGACATTCCCGGCCAAAGGCCCGGTGATGACAAAAATTGTTGGCAAGCAGACAACGCAAAAGCAAGAAGCCGCCCGCCGCGTTGCCGAGGACATGAACTACCAGTTGACCGAGGTCATGGTTGAGTTCCGCCCTGAGCACGAGCGCATGCTCTGGAGCCTGCCGGCCACGGGTTCTGCGTTCAAGAAGGTTTATTACGACCCCAGCTTGGGTCGCCAGACATCGGTGTTTGTGCCTGCCGAGGACGTGATCCTGCCTTACGGCGTGACGGACATCTTCACTTGCTACCGCGTCACCCACGTGATGCGTAAGACCGAGAACGAGATTCTCAAGCTGATGAACGCCGGGTTCTACCGTGAGGTGGACTTGGGCGAGCCCACCCGCAACATCGACGACATCCGCAAGGCCAAGGACGAAGAGACCGGCTTCAGCTCGATGAACGACGACCGCTACGAGCTCTTGGAGATTCAGGTTGACTTGGACCTTCCCGGCTTTGAGGACAAGGACAAGAACGGCGTGGAGACAGGCATCGGCCTGCCTTACATCGTGACGGTGCTGACCTCGACCAACGACATTCTGGCCATCCGCCGCAACTGGTCCCCTGACGACAACCTGCGCTTGAAGCGTCAGCACTTCGTGCACTACCAGTACATCCCCGGTTTCGGCTCGTACGGCTTCGGTCTGTTCCACCTGATCGGCGGCTATGCCAAGAGCGCCACCAGCCTGATGCGTCAGCTGGTTGACGCTGGTACGCTGAGCAACCTGCCCGGTGGTTTGAAGACCCGTGGCCTGCGTATCAAGGGCGACGACACCCCGATCGCTCCGGGCGAGTTCCGCGACGTGGACGTGGGCTCGGGCAACATCCGCGACAACATCTTACCGCTGCCTTACAAGGAGCCTTCGCTGGTCCTGTCGGGCCTGATGGACAAGATCGTCGAGGAAGGCCGCCGCTTCGCGGCCTCGGCCGACAACAAGATTTCAGACATGTCAGCCAATGCTCCTGTGGGCACCACACTGGCTATTCTGGAGCGGACCCTCAAAGTGATGTCTGCCATTCAGGCCCGTGTGCACTTCTCGCTCAAGCAAGAGCTGAAGATGCTCGCCGCCATCATGCGCGACTACGCGGACGACGATTACGACTACGAGGTTGAAGACGCACAGCCGCACGCACGCAAGGCCGACTTCAGCTACGTGGAGATCATTCCCGTGAGCGACCCCAACGCGGCCACTCTGGCGCAGCGTGTGGTGCAGTACCAAGCGGTGATCCAGCTGGCGCAGATGTCGCCACAGATTTACAACTTGCCGCTCTTGCACCGCCAGATGCTTGACGTGCTGGGTATCAAGGATGCCAACAAGCTGGTGCCAATCGAGGATGACCAGAAGCCCACAGACCCCGTGCGCGAGAACATGGACCTGATCAACGGCAAGCCCGTCAAGGCGTTCTTGGAGCAGGACCACCAAGCGCACATCGCCGTGCACATGGCTGCGATGCAGGACCCCAAGATGGCGCAGCTCATCGGCCAGAACCCCATGGCCCAGCAGATTCAGGCGGCAGCAATGGCTCACATCAACGAGCACATGGCCTTCGAGTACCGCAAGCAGATCGAGCAGCAGTTGGGTGCTCTGCTGCCCTCGGAGGAAGAAAACGAGAACATGGACCCCGAGGTCGCGGCCAAGGTTGCTCAGATGGCAGCGCAAGCCGCCACCCGTTTGCTGCAGAAAAATCAAGCAGAAGCGGCTCAACAGCAAGCCCAACAGCAAGCACAAGACCCCGTCATCCAGATGCAGATGCAAGAGCAAGCTCGCAAGGATGCCGAGACGCAGGCAAAAATTCAGCAGGGCAACCAGAAAATCGCCATCGAAGAGCAGCGTCTGGCAATGGACGCCGCCAACAAGGCAGACCAGACCGAACTCGCCAAGCAGCGTTTGGCTGTCGAGGCACTGGATAAGGCCGACAAAACGGAAATCTCCGAAATAACGGCCATGCAACGTAATACGAAAGGTAACCAATGAGCCCTGAAACCGATGCGTTCATCCGTGTGCTGCGAGAAAAAATTCGAACGGACATGAACAACTACGCCGATGACGTTGCTACCGGCGCTTGTCAGGATTTTCCTGCGTACAAAGAACTGTGTGGTGTCATTCGAGGTCTGGCGGTTGCTGAACGCCACATCTTGGACATCGTGCACGCCGCCCGCAAAGCCAATGGCGACATGGACGACGACTTGAATTGACCTCAGCTCCCCGTCTGGTCAACGGGCCGCTCGTAGCACGGTTTGCTACGCCTCTGTGAAAGTGAAAAAAATGAGTGAAACACTCGACTCTCCTGTGATCGAAACGGTTCAGATGCCTGACGAAGACGCATCTCCTGCCGAAAAAGCACGCATGCTACCGGACCCAACCGGCTGGCGCATCTTGTGTGCAATCCCCACCGCCAAGAACACGTTTGAGAACTCCAACATCCTCAAGGCCGACTCGGTCATGCGGGTGGAAGAGCAGACGACGGTCGTTCTGATGGTGCTCAAAGTTGGTCCCGAAGCGTACAGCGACAAGGAGAAATTCCCCTCCGGCCCGTGGTGCAAAGAAGGCGACTTTGTGATGGTGCGTGCGTATGCAGGTACCCGCTTCAAGATTTTCGGCAGTGAGTTCCGGTTGTTGAACGACGACCAGATCGACGCCGTTGTGCAAGACCCTCGCGGCATCATGCGCGTTTAAGGAGAGATCATGGACCCAGATAACTTTAAGTTCCCCGACGAAGTCGAGGACAAAAAACCCAATACGGGGGCCGACGAAGAAGACTTTGAAGTCGAGATCGTTGACGACACACCCCCTGCAGATCGCGGCCGACAGCCTCTGAACAAGAAGGTTGAGGACCCAACCGAAGACGAGCTCGAAGAGTACGGTGCTCGCTCCCAGCAGCGCATCAAAGAGCTGACCCACGCACGTCACGATGAGCGTCGGGCCAAGGAAGCCGCTGTTCGTGAGCGCGAAGAAGCCCTGCGCGTGGCCCAGCAGTTGATCGAAGAGAACAAAAAGCTGCGCGGATACGTCAACACCGGTACCGAGGCTTACGCCCAAACCATGACGAAGAACGCGGAGATGGAGCTCGACGCAGCTCGCCGTGAGTACAAGTCTGCACAGGAGGCGTACGACAACGACGCCATGATGGCCGCGCAGGAAAAGATGCTCGACGCGAAGTTAAAACTTGAAAGTGCAAAAAATTTCAAGCCAGTACCTTTACAAGAGCGTGAAAGTGCTGTACAAATCAACCCATCGCAACCCGCAGCCTCCAAGCCTGACGAAAAGTCACTGCGCTGGCAGCAAAAAAACCAGTGGTTTGGTGCTGAGGGATTCGAGGACTTAACCAGCTACGCGCTGGGACTGGACCTAAAATTGCGCAACAACGGCGTTGACCCCAGAAGCGACGCCTACTACGAGCATATCGACGCTCGCTTGCGAGAGAAGTTTCCAGAGGCGTTCACGCAATCCCGCGTGGAAGACTCCGGTCAGACATCCTCGGCTACTCCACGAAAACCTACAGTGGTGGCTGCTGTAACCCGCACGTCGGGCGCAAGCAAAGTCAAGTTAACCAGCACCCAAGTGGCGTTGGCAAAAAAACTTGGTCTTACCCCGCAGCAATACGCTGCTGAACTGTTGAAAATGGAGAACCGAAATGGCTGATGCTCGTACAAATCGTGACTTGGTGTC